TCTTGTGCCTGCTGCTGGGCTTGCTGTTGCTGAATCATCGCCTGATTGGACTGCAAGAGTTTCTGTGCTCCTGCTGCCGCGAGTCTGGAGATTTCGACCTCCATATCTTCTGGCAATTCTTCGTTGGGTGCAGGGTAGGGAACCCCGAGTTTGTCTTCGATGTTTTTGCGGTATTGGAACGCAAAGTGTTGGGCAATATGCGCCATAAATGCAGCACTCATAGCCTGAGCGTTTGGACTCTGACCAAGAACTTGTGCTGTGATTGGGTCTTGCAGTGCAGACATATGCACTGTGATATGCGCGGCGTGATCTTGGTAGATAAACGCCTTGACTGGCTTGCCTTGGAACATATCCATGTTCTCAGATACGGGGTCAGTCGGTTTCATGTCATCTTCCATCGGCACAAGCTTCTCGGCGTTTTTGATACCAAGAACCTCTAACATCTGCCTATGAAGATAAGGTAAGTCATATAACTGGGGGGCTGTTTGAGCTAGTTGAAGTACAGCTTGGTACTGCACAACTTTCTGGCTCATCGTCGCTGCGTTCGGATCACTGACCGGTATTACATCGACGTTGTCGTAGTCTGACTTCTTAGCCCTGGGGCGACCATCCACTGGCTCGTAGTCGTATGTATCCGGCGTGTAGTCAGCAATGATGGTTTTTAAGAGCCGGAACTCCTGCTTCATCGCGTAGTGAATCCGCGCCTGAACAGCCGACATCACCTTCAGTGTGCGTTCTAGGATCGCTAGCGTAGTCCCAACGGGGGACTGAGCCGACATATCAGAGACTTTAAGATCCGCAGCAGAGGCAAACCGACGCCCCTCGTCAATGATCTTGTCCATGAGTGCAGCTAACACCTGCGACGGCTCCTTGTACGGAAGCGGCATGATGTTGTCTTTGAGAGCACCCGAGGCTATGTCCACATCGCGCCATTCAGCCGGAGCAAACGGGGTGTCATCACCTTTAGTCCGCATCCCCTTGGTCTTAAATCCACCTGGGAGATTGGCAAGTGAGCCTGCATCTACAAGCTGACGAAGAATTGATGTACCCGACTTGGCAAACCCACCGATCAAATGGATAAGCCCAAAGGCATAAAAGCCAAAGCCTGGGACGTAAGGATAGTGGACAAAGTGCTGACGCTTTTTCTTCAGTTCATCGTCTGGGTTCCAATTGCGTCTAATCGCTAAGATCTTACTGTTTGATTTCTCAATCGTAATGACGTACGGAACAGCCAGCCCAGTCTCTTTGCCATCTTCATCTTTGTCAGGAAAGCCTGGGAGATCTAACGTGACGTGCATTTCTAAGAGCTTGTACCGATTATCAGTAGTTGCCCTGAACCCCATCTTTTCTGCAATCTTTTTCTCTACTTCATCGAGCGAATCGGTAGGGTCATCCAGCTCTACATCGACGTAAAACCCACTCTCCATTAACCGCTCTAGCTCATTTTTAGTCTTACGCATGACATGCGTAACACGCTCGGCTGTCTCAATATTCGCAGCACCGTATGGCACCACAAGATCATCCGCTGACACATACATCGCCGTCTGTCGATCAAGCCCTGGGTCAAAGTAGACTTTCTTAAACGCATTACCCGCCAGCCCCAGTCCCCACAGCATCTTCTCGTGCTCAGGTCTGTACTCGATCATCACATCGGTAAGCTGGTGGTTCATATCTGCCTGCACACGCACAGCAGACTCTTTCTTCTCTTTAGTTTCTTCACCAATAATCTTGGTACGCACCGGACCTTGTGCTGGAAATGTCTCCATGATGGTCTCAGCCTGAAACTTCACCACAGCTTCAGTCAGCAGGGGGTGGTACACACCACACGCTCCGGGCCACGGCTCCGTCCGATCCTCAACCTTAAGCCCCAGCAGGTCTAACCCATCGACGTAAGTCTGCATCCAGTCTTTGCGGGATGAGATGTCGTCTTCAAAATCGCTACATAAATCTTCGGCAAGAGTGGCTAGCTCTTTGGCATCCATTTTCTCGGCAAGATTGTCGTTAAACCCATCCTCTTCTTTTTCTTTCTCAATCACAATCTCTAGACCGCCAAGACCTACTGATACTGACTCGGGATCTTCAATCTCAATCTCGATGTCTGGCTCCATGACCAGACCATCATTCTGCAACCCCAAGGGCGCTTGGTTTAACGCTTTGTCAAAAAAGCTACTTGTAGCCATGATCTATCCTTAATAGTAGGCGTACTGCCGACGCCCCTTGAAATACACAGGCTCGTCCTCTTCGTCGAGCAGCGTGCGGACAAAGCCACCCTTGCGGAAGCGCATCAGCGCCAAGGACACCGAGTCCACATAGTCATCATGATCGCCAGCAGGAAAACTTGCAACCTCTTCGATCACTTCCTCCGCCCAGTGTGTGTTCGGTGCACACCCGCCCACTCGCAAATATATCTGCTACCGCATTAAGCCGTGCAATCTTATCGTTTCCTTTACTCGGGGTGAACTCCTGTACAGGAATACCCATCGCCCGCATCTCATAGATAAGCGGTGCCCCCGAAGCCTTCTTCTCAATAATGATCGAGTCAGGTTTGCACTCTTTATACTCGTCCAGCGCCACCTGTTTTAGCTTTGGAAACTCCATCCGCTCTCTAAATGCGTTGAGCAGTATGATATTAGCCTGCGGTATGCCGTTGTCATCGTCTTTATAGAACACACCCCAGTAAGTCATTGCGGAATAGTCCGCACGGTTGTTCTTTTCAAACGCCGTATCCCACGCCATCACCGTAAATTCGCAATTGGGAGCTTCTTCATCTTCCCAAGTCTTCCACCACTCCCGCTTAACAATCGCAGAAGTCTCTGATGTGGGGTTTTGTTGGTACTGAGCCATCCATTTTGCATGGGGAAGCTCTTTTTGCAGTGCCTCAAGCTCAATCTTGGGCCAAAACTCGGGCCACAGCGGTCGTCCACTAGGCAAAAGTGCAGGAAATTCGATGACTTCCCACTCTTCTCCACTGCGTTGCGACGCAGCCTTGATTACTTGACCCGTTAAGTCCTTCTTTGACCAGCGCGTCATCACAATAATGATCGCACCCCCCGGCTGTAGACGCTGCCGAGGCCCGGATGTGTACCACTCGTAGGTCTTGTCGTATATCTCTGGGTTAGTTTCCGCTTGTGCAGCCTCTTGTTCCGAGTGCGGGTCGTCAATAATCAGAATATCCGCGCCTTTACCCGTAACAGCACCTCCCACACCGATAGCAAAATACTCTCCACTCTTGTTAGTCGCCCACCTGCCAGCAGCTTTAGAGTCCGCTTGTAGGCCAACTGTTGGAAATATTTCTTTATAGACGTCTTGATCGACAAGATTTCGCACCTTTCTACCAAAACCTACAGCCAACTCTGCCGTGTGCGAGGTCTGAATCACTTTCTTTGCAGGAAACTTACCCAAAAACCAAGCTGGCAACAGATAAGACGCAAACTCTGATTTCGTATGACGCGGCGGCATATTAATAATAAGGCGTTTTGTTTTACCCTCCGCTACCCGCTCAAACGCAGCAGCCATCTTTGCATGGTGCGCCCCATGGATAAAGTTAGGCCACACCTTATTTACAAACGCCATGAACGACTTCTGCGCCTGCTCAGCTTCTTTGCGCTGCTCCAACTCCTCAAGCAGCATGAATACTCGCGGTTTTACCGCATCAGGTATCTGTTTTAATAAGGCTGGGTTGTCACGCAGGGCTGTCAGCAGATCGTTCCGCATCTTCCTCCCCCTCTAACCCAAGCTCTTTATCTAGATCAATATCTAATAAATCTATCGTGTTTGGCTTTTTATCCTGTGGCACCTCTTTGGCTTCGACAGGAATGGCATCGCCTACATACTTTTGCAGCAGCCTTGTTAGCTCACTCTCAATTTCATTAACCGGCTTTTGTTTAATCGTGATCTCAACTTGCTCGCTAAAAAGATTAACCCCTTTCCGCTTACCTAGCATCTCTAAGGCTCGCATCCTAATCTTAGGGTCGGGGTTCTCTACTTCTTCTAGCAGCTTGTTGGTTACTAGATTAGTAATACGTCTATTAGCTTCTAAGAACTCGTGATCGTATTCAGTTAGCAATGCCTCTATTTTGAGGATCGTTCCCGGTGTGGTGGTTCTAACGTTTAAGTTTTCCGAGGAAACGATGGTATGTGCGTTTGTTGAATCTTCGTCGCTAACTTTAATAGTCGCGCCGACGCTAATCAGTTCCTGTATGGACGCGCATGCTGCCTTAGCCCTTTCACGAAAACCAATCACCTCCTCGGGGGTCAGGTCGAATGGCAACGGAATATCTGTATCGGGCGTAATAAATATAGGCATGGAGGAAACGGGACTCCAAAAATGTAAGGGGGGTGCGTTTCAAGGCGCGATCTTATAAGTGTTTTATAGAATTTGCAAGGGGGAGGGGGGTATTAATTGTATTAGATAGATTTGAGGATATGTGGTGTGTAATGTGCGTATTGCACCGCAAGGGCGGGCGGGTCTGGCAGGGCCACATTAGGGGGGTGGGGGTAGGGTGGGGTCTGGCCGTGCCAGATTCGATAACGGAGGGTGTTTCAAGTTCTAGAACTCATATTTGTTAAGTAGTACTTAACATTGGCTTGACAATCTAATAGAATTATGAGACTATTTGTCTACGGTCACTTTTCGACCGGATGCCACTT